ATGTCTATGTCTGTAGATCAAGTGTTTGTAAAACAATTTGAAGCAGATGTTCATTTGGCTTATCAGCAAATGGGCACAAAATTACGTTCCACAATTCGCAGCAAATCTGGGGTTGTTGGATATTCTACTACTTTTCAGAAAGTTGGCAAAGGTATCGCCAGCACAAAATCACGTCACGGAATTGTTCCTGTGATGAATTTAGACCATGCACCTGTTGAATGTGTTTTGCAAGATTATTACGCAGGTGATTGGGTTGATGCATTGGATGAATTAAAAACTAATGTTGATGAACGTCGTGTTGTTGCATCTGCTGGTGCATATGCATTGGGTCGCAAAACAGATGAATTGATTATTGCTGCAATGAATAATGCAACACAATATGTTGGTGATTATTCAACTGGATTAACCAAGGCTTTGATTATGTCGGCATTGGAAAAATTGAATACCAATGATGTTCCAGATGATGGTCGCAGATTTGCAGTTGTCGGTGTTCATCAATGGAACGAATTGTTAGCATTGGATGAATTTGTTTCTGCTGATTATGTAGGTTCTTCAACACCATTGATTGATGGTTGTGAATCTCGCAAATGGTTAGGCGTTAACTGGATTTTGTGTAATTCTTTGCCTTTAGCTAACACAGATGATCGTGATTGCTTTATATATCATGCATCCAGTATTGGCCACGCATGCGGTCAAGAAGTGAAAACAGACATCACATGGCATGGTGAACGTGCCGCCCACTTTATCAGCAACAGTATGTCTCAGGGTGCTGTATTGATTGATAACGAAGGCATTGTTCGTATCAAATGTGATGATGATGCAGCTTAACCTATTAACCAAAAGGAAACAAAATGGCTTTTCAAAATAAAAATTTGTCTGTGATTGCATATGCAAACGGTTTTACATTGTGGCACTATAAAGAAAGTGCGACATTGGCAACAATAACCGCATCCGGATATTTTTCCAGTTTAAAAAATCTTATGAACACAGGCGATATGATTCTTATCAATGGTTCAAATGGTTCGGCTATTAAGGTTATTACTGTCACAGATGGTGTCGTAACTGTTGGTGCTTTATCTTAATAATATCAATATAACAGGGGGCTTATGTCCCCTTGTTATTTAATAAATAGGTGCGAATATGTTTACAAAAATAGATTTATGTTCAATGGCATTATTGAAACTAGGCGAAAATCCAATTCAATCTTGGCACGAAGACACAGCCAGTGCACAATTGGCCAGAACTTTATTTGATTCAACAACAGATGCATTGCTATCGATTTTTCCCTGGCGTTTTGCGACAAAAACATTAGTTTTAAATAAAAATCAAGATGGCGATATTGTTATACCAGTTGAAGTTTTAAGAATTTTGAAATGTAATGGTCAAATAACAGGAAATAAAATTAAATCATCAACAAACAATCTGGAAATAGTGGCTGTTATTAAAACCGAACCAGAAAATTTTCCGGGATATTTTGCAAATTTATTGGCAACAAAATTAGCTTTGGAATTTTGTATTCCTCTGATTGGAGATGCAAATGTTTTCAAAATGATGTCTGCATTATATGAATCAGAATATCAATCTGCCAAATTTATAGACAGCACAACATCAAATCAACCAAATATATCAGATTTTTCGTTAATAGATACCAGATTTTAAAAACACAAGGATTATGATATGGGAAATTTTCTTAAAACACAAAATACTTTTTCTTATGGCGCAGTGGCACCTGAATTTTATGCAATAAATAATATACATGGACTGGCACATCTGGAAAATATGGATGTATTGCAATCAGGGGCATTGCAACGCAGATATGGACTGAAAAATATAGACGAAATACCAAGTAATGCGATAATTATCCCATTTCAAATAAGCGAATCTGAGAAATATTTGTTGATAATTTATAATCGCAAAATAGATATCTATGCAAACGATGAAAAAATAAGCTCTGTTGTTGTACCATGGGGCAGTTCCGATTTAAAACGCATACAATATGCACAAAGATTTAACAAAATCTTTTTTGTTCATCCATCATTTAAACCACAAATATTTGTTAAAGATTCATCCGGTTTTCATATCCAACAATTTGCTTTTCATATGAATGCGGACGTCAGTATAAATATACCTTTTATGCGTTTTGATGATATGGATGGTGTTTCTATTACAATAACATCCAGCGATATAGATAATAATCACGCGACTTTTACGACAAATAAAGATTTATGGGATGCATCTTGGATTGGTGAAAGATTATTGGTAAATAATAAACAATGGATTGTGCAATCTGTTCAAACCGCCAGAATTGCCACGGTTTACACAAATGGCAGTTTTACTTTTCCAGGCAGTGCGATTTATGATTGGTATGTCGCTTCTTTCAGTGATAAACGTGGATGGCCGATATCAATATCCTTCCATCAAAACAGACTTGTGTTTGGCGGGACCCAATCATCGCCAAGCTATATTTGGATGTCCAAGACAGGTGATTATAATAATTTTGATGTGGGTTCTGGTTTGGATGATGATGCGATTTTTACAACATTGTTATCATCGCAACACCATCAAATATCCACAATAGTCAGCAGTGATAATTTACAAATATTAACTTCTGTTGGAGAATGGGCAATATCCAGTGCGCCATTGACACCAACAAATATAAATATAAAACAACACACATCAGTTGGCAGTATAACCAATATTTATTTGCCACCGCAACAAATAGAAGGCGCAACTGTATTTATATCTAGATCTGGCAAAGATGTTCGTGAATTAGATTTGGATGATTTAGGACAAAATTATAATGCAAATGATTTGTGTGGATTTTCAAAACATTTATTGAATAACCCAATCAGTGTTGCATATAATTCTTTACACCATCAATTATTTATAGTTATGGATGATGGGTATATGGCTGTATTGAATAAATATTCAAATACAGATGTTAATGCATGGGCAAAATATATAACTGATGGTCAATTCAAATACGTGTCTGTATTGGATGACGAAACATATGTAGTCGTTAAAAGAATTAATAAATTTTATTTGGAAAAATTTGATAAAGATTGCTTGAACGATGCACAAGAATATAATTTTTCATATAAAATATCATCTTTCCCGATGATAATAAATGGACATATTCCAAAGAAAATTCGTGCGCGCAAAGTATCAATACGATCAATAAATACCAAAACTTTATTTGTGAATAATCATCGTATTGAAATTCCAAATGAAGTTTATGATGTTAATAATTCTGGATATAACGGGGATTTAACATTTAATTTAATTGGTTATCAATTTAATACAATGGATCCATTATGGACCCTGTCCAGTGACGATCAATTAAATTCAACAATTTTGTCCGTCTCGGTTGACGGATGGTATTTAATCTAAACAAGGAGAAAAACATGGGACAATTGGTATCAGATGTGACAAAAGTCTTGGATTATCAAGAATCAAAAAAATCTGCATCTAATCAACGTCAAAAAATATTGGCACAGATGGCAGCAGATGAGGCAACAAAAACAAACTTAATCAAAAAGGCATTGGCAACACAACGCGCAAAATATGGCGCATCGGGTGCCAGTGGCGAAAGTTTTTCTGAAAATGCAGTATTGAAAAGATTGCGTGAAGAAGTTAGCGAACCTTATAATACAAAACGACAGGAAAATATTGATAAAATCAAAAATTTGAAGGTGAAAAAACCAAATTTAGTTAAAACATGGCTGTCAAATGTAGATAAAATAGTCGGCTAGAAAACATTATGACAATTACGGAAGCAAATAATTTTTTAGATGCTTGGAATAAACTTCTTGGGTTGCAAACGCCAACACATCACAGAAAAATATTGAATTTTTTGGTTGATGTTTTTAATAACAATCCACACAGGGGTTTGTTAAACGCATTCAGGCATTCTGGGAAATCAACTGTTGTTGGTATTTTTGCTGCGTGTGTATTATATCATAAACCAGAAAGCAGAATTTTAATATTGTCTGCAGAAACAAATCTGGCATCACGTATGGTTGCACATATAAAAAATATTTTGGAAAATCATCCGTGGTGTGATGCTATGGTGCCAGATGTAAAGAAAGAGTGGGGAACACATAAAATAACCATAAATCGTCCAATTGGTATTCGCGAACCATCTGTTATCTGTCAGGGAATTTCTGGAAATATAACGGGTATGCGTGCGGATTTGGTTATATGTGACGATGTAGAGGTTCCAAATACGTGCAATACATATCAAAAAAGAACAAATCTGCGGGAAAGATTACGAGAATTAGATTTCATATTATCACCAAATGGAACGATGGTTTTTATCGGTACCCCACACACACAAGACACAATTTATAAAACAGAATAATTTATAACAGCGAAGACACAAATGTGCGCAATTTTGCCAACATTTCATTGCCGGCATCGCCAAACATTGGTAGAAATGTTTCAAATTCCGGCATGTCAGCCTGAATCTGAGCGCGATTGCGTTCTGTCAGAGTTTCAGACAATAATTGTTTTGCACTATCCCATATACGATACGCCTTGTCTGTCTGTGAAACCTGAATCCATTTTGATGCCATATCATTATTAAATGCAAGTGCAGATTTTATATTGGAAACCCAATCTGCACCAAATTTTTTTACAAATGGCAATTGTTTAATAGCATTTAAATTTTCAATGGTTGGTTGAAAAGTGTCCAGCATCGGTTTTAATTCTGCTAATTCTTTTTCAGTCAACGAAACGTTCAAGGATAAATCAGACATTAAACCACCATAAGGAAGCAAATCTTTGTCAATTGAATCCATAGGTGTTTTTCCACTGCGCAAGTTATTTATATGAGCAATCAATCGTTTTCCGGTTGGCATATTTCCCAATTCGGCTATAACCTGTTCATCATTAGATTCTGCAATAAACACTTTGTTAACAGCAGCCCACCCGCCATCAATCACATGTGCCTGGCGATAAAGGTTTAACAAACGCTGTGCGACGGTATGTGCTTGTTGTTGCATGTTCTCTCTCCCTTGGTTGAATTTATTGCATCACAATCATAACAACCTTGTGCAAAGTTTTTGCATTAACTTTTTCTTCTGGATTAGATATGTGGCCGTATATTTTGCCACGGCTGTCTTTGCGAACAACAACAATTTGTGCATCAACAACATCATCAGAAGACAATTTTGAAAAATCTGCATTTACAGCGACCGCTAAATCGCCAACATTTGGTTTCGTATTTGCATCAACAAAAACATAAGAAGCTTCTGGAATAAAATCGCCCAATCTTTTTGAATTAGGAACAACAGCATAAATGCCGCTGTGTCCTTCTAATGTGGTTGGGGCAACAATCATTGTTTCATCAGATTTCTTTAATTTGATAACTTTGCCTTCTGGTTTTCCGAATACAGGAACTAATTTTTTGCGTGCATTATCATATAATTGTGCACCATAAAGTCCATCATGAATATCAAGACCAGATACAGGATTAACTGGCTCTAAAACAGATTGAACGCGTTCTTTAACCTTGTTAATTTGTTTTGTTAATTCACCAGCCTTGTAAAGTTTTGCGATTTCATCGAATAATTCTGAAGATTTATATCCAAAAGCCTTAGCCAAAACATCAATTTCGTCTTCGTAAACTTCGCGTTGTCCAACTTCGATTTTATGATAAACGGACAATGTCATATTTGCCGCTTTTGCTGCCTGGGCAATGGTTTTTTCAGCACGTTGGCGAATCTTGCGAAGTCCAGAACCAAAGATTTTCAAACCACTGTCTTCGTTATCTGTTAAACGGCGTTTGATTTCATTTTGCCAATTTGCAGCAACAGAATCGGATTCATGAATAAATATATCAGATAATTTGCAGCCCAATATTGTGCATACATTTAATAACTGTTTCTGATTAAGGCGACGAACACCTTTTTCTATCTTTGAAACAGCAGACAATGATAAATTAGCACGTCTTGCCAATTCTGTCATTTTCATGCCCTTGGCGGCACGAATGTTGCGAATATTGTTTGGAAAAATGATTTCTTCTTGTGCCATGGTTGGACTCCTTGGTATATATGTTGACAAAATATTAGTCAATTTTTAAGGACTTGGCAAGTAAAAATTAAATTAAATCGTCAGGAATATCGTTGATGTCAACAGTTTGTTCAACATTCTGTGTTGTGGTCGCAGTATATTGGTTTTCAAAATTATGTTCAGGTAATGGTTGGGGCCCGAATTGGTTAAAGTTATCAAACAAGTAAAATTCACCAGTGAAACTTAGATGAACTGTTTCTGGTTTACCATGACGGTTCTTAGCGATAATTATATCGGCTTTGTTGCGAACACTGTCCAAACGCTTTTTCCAGTTTTGCATTGATGTTTCGGATGCTGTTCCTGATAATTTTTTATCGGGTGAACGACCTTCCAAATAATATTCTTCACGATATGTGAACATAACAATATCGGCATCCTGTTCAATAGAACCAGATTCACGTAAATCAGACAACACGGGACGTTTATCATCGCGTTGTTCAACGCTGCGCGATAACTGGGAAAGGGCGATAACAGGGACATCCAATTCTTTGGCTAAAATTTTAAGACCACGTGTTATTTCAGATAATTCTTGAACACGATTATCATTATGTTTGCCACCAGGCGAAGTCATCAATTGTAAATAATCGATAACAATCAATGCCAATCCGCCAAATTGACGAGCAATACGGCGTGCGCGTGTTTTTATCGCCGCCACAGACATGTTTGCGGTATCATCAATAATAAGTGGTACCTTGGACAAAGCATCACTATATTGCGACATTTTCATAAATTCTTCATCTGTCAAATTACCTTCGCGCATATGTGCCGCCGGAACTTTTGATTGGGAAGACAAAACGCGTGTTGCCAATTGGTTTTGCGACATTTCCAAACTGAAAAATGCAACAGCGCCCTTATATTGAGTATTTGCACGATTGTTCAATATAGCATTAGCTGCATTGAAAGCAATGTTCATTGCCAATGTTGTTTTACCCATACCTGGACGACCTGCGATGATGATTAAATCGGAATGATGTAATCCACTGATTGATTTATCCAAATCATCCAATCCAGTTGTAAGACCAGATAATTTACCATCGGCTTTGTATGCAATAGCGGCTTCTTCAAGAGCTCCTTTCAATGCATCTGCTAATGTCGCGACATTGTGTTCGCTTTGACCTGTCGATGCCAGATTGAATAATTTTTGTTCTGCAGATTCGATTTGTGTATTAACGGTTTTATCTAAATCTTCGGTATATGCATCGTCAATAATGCTCTGTCCCAGACCGATTAAATCACGACGGCGAGCGTTATCAAAAACAATTCGACCATAATGTTCAACATTAACAACAGTTGATCCTGCCGATGCCAATTTAGATAAATATTCTGTGCCACCAACACTTTCCAGTGTTCCCTGTTGTTCTAGGTAATTTTTGGCAGTGATTATATCAAATGGAACGCCAACAGCGAATTGACGCAGTGCAAGGCGGTAGATTTCTTGATGTGCAGGGTGCGAAAAATGTTCTGGTAATAAAAATTCAGACACAGATTCTAATGCACGATTGTTCATCAATACCGCGGCTAAAACAGCCTGTTCGGCTTCCAAATTAGTAGGTAAAGTTTTCGGAGTAAAGTCCATGTCCATTAGATTAAACGAAAATTTTCAGAATTCAATACCTTTTTTAAAAGGATATAAAAAATTAAAAATACCAATAATAGATGATACCGGAAATCCGGCATGGCCAGAGGTTTTTTCAGCACAAAAAATATCTGAATTAAGAGATGCTGTCGGCGAACGACATTTTTCATCTCAAATGATGTTGGAATATGTTTCAGACGAACGTGTGTGTCTTGATCCTGGGGCTGTTCATTTTTATGATGATGATTTTGATATGCGTTTTGCGCGAATCGGTGATAATAAAATAACCAGTGTTGCTTTTTATTGGGATCCATCAAGCGCACGGCAAAATCGGGATGGCAGTGTATGTGCTTTAATTTATCGTGATGATAAAAACCGAAATGTTTTTGTTCATGACATTATGTATATGGTGGCGGATGATGATGATTTATATCCATTGGCTAATCAATGTGAAAAGATAATCAGCTTTATGAAAAGACATCGTCTAAACAGGATTGGTATTGAAACAAATGGAATCGGAAACGCGTTGCCTGAAATTATGCGTAATGTGGTAAAAACACACGAGGTTTCAATAAATATTACACAAATTACAAACCATATTAAAAAAGAAACAAGAATTTTAAATGCTTTGGAACCATTGCTTTCCACGGGGCATCTTTATATGCACAACAAAATCAGACAAACGATGTTGTTATCTGAAATGTTATCGTGGACCCCGATTGGCACCAAAGAACATGATGACGGATTGGATGCTGTTTCTGGAGCAATATTGATGAATCCAACACCAGTGCATCCAATCGGTACAAAAATCAAGCCTGTGCATGCAAACACAGAATTCAAAATATAACCAAACAAAAGGAATAACAAATGCAAAAAAATCTTATGCAATTATATAAACGTGCGCTGGACGAAAGACAAGTTTGGTTGACACGTTGGAAAAATGCGACAAGATATACTATACCAACCGATGATAAAGATAGTGCAACATTATTTGATGCAACTGCATCAGATGCCGTTGACAATCTTGCGGCATCTATGTATTCGCTTTTAACACCGCCAGAATCCTTATGGATAAATCTTGTGCGCGAAAGCGATTTGTCGCCTGATGCAGATGTTGCAACTTCAATGTTGCGCGCACACTTAAATGATTCAAATTTTTATACAACAATTCATCAGTGCTATATTGATTTAGTGGTTTTAGGAACCGCGTGTTTGTTTATGGCTGAAAATCCGATTGGTGCTGATTCTGCGTTCTCTTTTACTGCAATACCAATGCAAGATATTGCTATTTTAGATAACGCCATATTCCATACAACATCATTACCAGCATGCGATTTAATGGAAAGATATCCGAATTTGGTTTTGCCGTCACCATTGCGTGAAAATGTAAAAAATAATCCGCAGACCCAAATAAGATTAGTTCAATCTTTGGTTGGCAAAGATTTTACTGCCTGGGTTGATGTTGGTGGTGATTTTGAAAATAATATCGTTGCACGTGGAACTTTTGAAACTAACCCGTATATCATATTTCGGTGGTCTGTGATAAGTGGTGAATTATATGGGCGTGGTCCAGTATTACGTGCGTTGCCGGATATTAAAACAGCAAACAAAGTTGTTGAATTAGTCTTGAAAAATGCGACTATCGCGGTCAGTGGCATCTGGCAGGCAGATGATGATGGTGTAATCAATCTATCAAATATAAATTTAACCCCAGGTGCAATTATACCAAAGGCAGTTGGATCGTCCGGTTTGACACCGCTTTCTAGTGGGGCTGATTTTGATGTTTCGCAAATTGTATTGCGCGATTTGCGTGACAGAATTCGTCATACACTTTTGGCTGACAGATTGGGATTGCTTTCGGATAAAGAAATGACCGCAACTGAAATATTAGCACGCAACAGTGATATGGTTCGAATTTTGGGCGCAACATATGGGCGTTTGTTGCATGAATTGATACGACCATTGTGTGAACGTGGCTTGCAAATTTTATCACGTCGTGGATTGATAGATAAAATATCGCTGCACAGTGATGCAGAACTGAAATATGTTGCACCAATTGCGCAGATGGCACGTGAAGAAATGTCAATTTAGGGGTGAATATGATGAATGATATTGAAAAATATTATGCGCGTACTTTTAATACTCCATCTGGTAAACAGGTGATAAAGCATTTACGCGAATTAACCATCGAACGCGTTTTAGGGCCAAATGTGTCAAATGAAGACTTGCGATGGTGGGCGTCACAAAATGCATTAGTTCATCAAATAGAAAATTTTATAAAAAGGGGAAATAATCCAACATAA